AGCCACGATCAAAGAAGTTGAGCGGATGTTTAGAAATATCAAACTTGATCGTCATTACTGGGATATTACTAGAAACACAGTTAAATACGGTGATTGTTTCACAGAACTCGTAGTAGATTTAAATAATCCCAAGGCTGGAATCCAAAGGATAAAGATACTTAATCCTAATTACATAATTCGAGTTGAAAATGAGTACGGATACTTAACCGATTTCTTGCAAGAGATTCCTCAAAAGAACACAGGGTCTTGGAACTCGTTTGGATTCCAATCGACCTCCATGGAAAAAAGTTCTTACATTGGTTTAGATAAGAATCAAATAGTTCATTTCAGACTGCATACATCTGATCCTAAGTATTATCCGTATGGTAAGTCCATAGCAGCATTCGCAATTCGAGTCTTCCGTTCCTTGAAGTTGATGGAAGATGCCATGTTAATTTATCGCCTCTCGCGTGCGCCCGAGCGCAGGATATTCTACATTAATGTTGGTAGTTTGCCCACAGGAAAGGCTGAAGCTTTCGTTGATAAATTAAAACAAAAGTTCAAGAAAGAGAAATACTTTAATACGGCAAACGGCACTATTGATGAAAAGTACAATCCAATGTCTTTTGACGAGGACTTCTTCGTGCCTCACAGAGGTGATCGGGATACTAGAATTGAAACCTTGCCCGGAGCACAAAACTTAGGTGAAGTTGACGATGTTAAGTACTTTAGAGATAAACTACTAGCTTGTCTAAAGGTTCCAAAGGATTATATCGTAGAATTCGACAAATCCCCCGAAAGAAAAGCAAATCTATCACAACTTGATGTTAAGTTTGCTCGTGTGATCATTAGAGTCCAACACGAGATCGAAGTTGGTTTGGAAACCATAGCCAAGAGACATTTGGCTATTTTAGGGTATCCTCAATCAGAAATTAACTCTATCAAGATCAAACTTCCAGACCCGTCAGATATGTTCACAAAGCGGAGGCTGGATGTTGATGAGCAGCGAATTAGAGTTGTGCAAGCCATAAAAGGCTTGATGCTGTTCCCAGACGATTACTTGTATAAAGAGTATTTTAACTTAACTGATTTTGAAGTTAAAGAAATTAAAGACCTTATGAAAGATCAAATGGAAGAGCAGGCCCAACAACAGGCAGCAGCACAACCTCCTGCTGCACCGGGAATGCCACCTCAAGGATCCGTACCACCTAATGGGATCGAAGGCGCGGAAAATATCCCCCCAACACAAGCCCCAATGGAGTCTACAGAAAACTTAAAATTAATTAAAAACCAGTTTTTAATTGAGGAAAACTTAGAAAAAGTATTGATTTTGGACAGAATTATAAAAAAATATAATGCAAAATCCAAAAATACACCTAAATAGTTAGCTATATATAAATTGACAGATTGTAAAATCTTAGGAGCTTTATTATGTTTGATAATTTATTCGAGAACCGCAATAGAACTGTTTCTGATCTGATTAAACTTGGGGATTATCTTGGAAGATCCCTTAGAGAGAATATATCTATATTTAAAATAGATACGGAAGACCGTAGCGTCTGCTATGTGAGCGAGTCTAACAAGGTCATCGTTGGTAACTATACCCTCGGTGACCAACTTGCTTTAGATAACATAGTTGTGGAAGATGCAGAGGTCTTTGCCGACAGCAACAAGTTCGACAAAATGGTTGACGGCAAGATCTCTTCTTTTGTAAAAAACATTTACGAAGACAATCACAAGAATGCCAGATCAAGCTTTGATGACATCTTGTATTTGTGGGAATCTCGTTTAAAGTTTAAAAATGTGCAACAAAAACTTTTAGAAAAGTCTGCTAAGTTCAACGAATCAAATAATATTGTCGAAAGCCAAGAGTTCCAGCAGTTCCTAGAGATAGCTCCTGAGTTGATTGAATATCTAAAAGAAAACAGATCAAAGATAATAAAGATTGCTGATATAAAGAATGCCGTTAGATTATCACAAACCGTTTCTGAAGCTTTTAGCGTTCCTAAGATAGATTTTGATACATTGGAAGAAACCGGATCATTCAGCGTTGTTGAAGAAACAGAAAACTCCGTATACGAAATGATATGCAAGCAAGAGTTGATCAAAAAAGAACTCTTGGAACATAAGTCTAATTTTGATAGTGTTTGGGCCTCAAACCAAAAAATACAAGCTTTAGCAGGATTAATTTACTCAGATGAGGCCACAGTATCTGAAGCTCTAGTAGCTGCACTAGATCAAGTTCCTTACTTGGCTTTAGCTAGTAAAAAACAATTAACTGAAACCTTCAAGAACTCATTGAGCTTGAATGGAGTTAAGGATGTGAGCATTGGAGATATACAAAACTTTGCTTCTGCTGTGTTTGAAATGAAGAAACCCGCTAGACACGAATTAATAAAGCACTTGAATGAACGCTACGGAGTAAATGTACAAAATCTAAAAGAGCCAGCCAGCTTCCGCAGTTTACTAAACACTCAAGTGGTGATCTTTGAAACTCTGTGCAAAATATCACCAAAGGGAAGTGTTCAAAGAGAAGTATTGAGCAATCTATCTGAAATGCTCAAATCTAAAAATGGTGTAGAGGCCATAGATGTAAACGATGTAATACAAGAAGTATTCCAAGCGGCAGGATATGAATCAATTCAAGTCACCGAAAGCTTGGAAAGATTTTTAGACATAGAAAAATTAAAAATAGTTGGGGATATTTTAAAAACCATGGGGGGAACACCCGGAACACCCGCCCCCGCTCAAATAACTCCCCCACCCCCACAAGGAATGGATGATGATGATGTGTCCGTACCTGCCGGAGCTATGGCTCAAGGCGACGAGGAGGAAGAGGTTGAAGCTGAACAAGAGATGCCTGAGGAGGAAATGGGTGCCGAAGGAGAAATGGGCGCGGAGGAAGAAATGGGAGAAGTCCCACCACCAGCCATGTCTGACGAAGATCTAATGCAAAAGATGGCTGAATTAGAGCAAATGATTACTAGCCTCAGATCTGAAATTTCTGGGGATGAAGAAGGTTTAGACGCTGATCTTGACGACGAAGAAGGTGATATTGACGCAGAACAAGCAGAACTAGACGCTGAAGAAGATGAAATTGAAGCAGAGCATGAGGATGCTCATGAACAAGAAGACGAAGCTGAAGAAGAAGAAGAAGATGTACGAAATAGACAAAAAGAATTAGAGGCTGAAGAAGACGCTATGAAAAGAGGAGGTTGATCGTGGCTAATTCATTTCCCATAAGATTTAAACCGTTTTCAAAGCATCAAGGAATGTCCCAAAATACTTCAGTAAATTTTGAATTGACTGATACTTCGGGAAACTATGTTCAAGCTAATTATATTTGTGTTGCAATAGCAGGAAGTGTTAATGCTTCGGGGTATGTTGAAGTTAGTTTATCTTCAATAAATGGAGTAACTAAAAGTTTTGGTAATGATGCCTCAGGAACTCTTGGTGGTATAGTAGTCCCTATGGAAAAATTTGAAGTTGTGTTACCTACTCCAGTAACTTGTAGTTCTATAACTTTAACTCAAAGAGGTTCAGCTACATATACTGGTTTAGTTATTTACGGGGTATATAAAGAAGAAAATACATTGAAGTCTAGATCTAGATTTGGGGGTGTGTGATGATTTATGGGACTCTACCGTTCACAAAAATTCAAAATTTTAGCACTGCCGCAGCGACTACTTTTACTCAAATAACTTTAACAGATACATCTGGAACTCCAATTTTATGTAATTATCTTAAATGTTATATAGTTCCCAGCGGGGCTGGAATATCTACAGCTACCGATCAATTTACAGTCAGTCTCAGTGGATTAAATTATTATGATAAATTAGCAAATTTTACTAATGTAGGAACATCTGGAACGGCTGGAGTTATGCTTAGTTTTACTAATCCTGTCGTACTAGAATTTCCCAATTCTGAAGGAGTTAGTTCAATTGGTGTTACCAAACATTCTGGAAATACCTCAATGAATTTAGTTGTTACTTACGGCGTAACAAAAGCGCAAAATACTTTAAAACAATTGAATCTGTACCCCGGTGTATAATAATGTATGAGTGATTTTTTACCATTAGGTCTTGGTTATGATGGAGCAGGAGAAGTCTCTGGCTTAAGAGAAGCTACAACAGGGGACTTAATCCCTGAATCTCTATTAAATATTGCTAATACACTTGCAAAATGGAACGCAAGTGCATTACAAGGATATCAAGTATCCAATGTCTCTCCTACAACAAATTATGTATTAACTTGGAATGGTACTGCTTGGGTTCCGGCTGCTGCTGGTGCCGCTGGAACTGATGCGGCTTCTTTGCAAGGATATCCAATATGTGCAGATAACCCTGCTACAAAAGGAACTAATCCAGCATTAATTTGGAACGGAACTAACTGGTGTGCTAGTGTTGTTGGTGGTGTTGGTGGAGGCGGAAATGGTGCTACAGGGGCAACAGGGCCTACAGGAGCTACTGGTCCTCAAGGAGTTCCCGGAACAAACGGTTCAAACGGTGCGCCGGGCGGAACTGGTTCTACTGGGCTTGTAGGTCCTGCTGGTGCTACAGGTTCGACTGGCTTGGTTGGCCCTGCTGGCACAGGATTTGAATGGCAAGGCAATTATGATAATGTAACAACTTACTACCTCAATGATGTAGTTCTTTTTGATGGTGATAATTACATTTGTATTGATGATGATTCTGGGGGTGGAATTGTAGATATACTCCCTAATGAGACTTCTAATTGGGATTTATTTTTACCGGGGGCAGAAACAGGTGGTCAGGGGGCAACAGGATCTTCAGGTGCAACAGGCTCTTCGGGCGCAACAGGGTCCTCAGGCGCGACAGGGCCTTCTGGACCAACAGGATCTACTGGTGCTACAGGAATTGGTTCTACAGGAGCCACAGGACCGTCCGGCCCATCTGGACCGAAAGGTGATTCTGGAGCTACAGGTTTCGGGTCTACTGGCGCAACGGGTTTTACTGGCCCTCAAGGTGCTACTGGCGAACCGGGGCAAACTGGCGGTGTAGGCTCCACAGGAGCCACAGGACCTACTGGTCCGGGAGGCCCTCAAGGCCCCACGGGGGCCACAGGTATTGGATCCACAGGTGCCACGGGAATTCCCGGATCTACTGGGCCGGGGTTTGAATGGGAGTCTACTTGGGTAGGTGGTGCAACCTATCAAATTGGTGATGTTATTACTAGTGGAAGTTCGTCTGCTAGTGGAAACTTATATATCTGTATAGCCTCACATAACAGCAGATATATAGCTCCTGCTGCTGATTTATCATATTGGGAATTATTTTTGCCAAGTGCGGAAACTGGGGGTCAAGGCCCTACAGGCCCCACGGGGGCCACAGGTATTGGATCTACAGGAGCTACTGGTTTTACTGGCCCTCAAGGTGCTACTGGCGAACCGGGGCAAACTGGCGGTGTAGGATCCACAGGAGCCACAGGTATTGGGTCTACAGGAGCTACTGGTGCTACTGGCAGAGGATTTGTTTTTATAGGCGAATGGGTATCTTTAAATTCCTATTCTATAAATGATGTTGTTAGATATAATAATAATTTATATGTAGCTAAAACTAATCATTCTAACCAAGCAGTCGTACCTTCTGGGGATTCAACTAACTGGACTTTATTTTTACCACAAGGATCTACTGGTGCTACTGGTGCCACAGGACCCCAAGGAGCTACAGGAATAGGATCGACAGGACCTACAGGAGCTACAGGTATAGGCTCAACGGGGGCTACAGGAATCCAAGGGCCTCAAGGAGCTACAGGACCAGACGATATATTGATTGGGGTGCAAGTTCCAGATAGAGCTATTGGAAATATTGGAAACAATGGAACAATACTAAGATACAGAACTACTGGTGCATCTGAATTCTTTGAATGGGTTAGACCTGCTGTTGAATCAGTACCGTTACAATCAGATGGGGCTGCTATAGATGAAAATGGTGCTCCCGGAAAATATTTAACTGCGGCAACAACTAGTGGTAATTTAGTTTCGGTAAGTGGGCTACCTACCGGATCTTTCTTAGTAGTATCTGGAAACTCCATTGTTCCTGCATACTTACCTTCTTATATGTTACGGTATTTTGGAACGAATACCAGTGCATTCCCACAAGCAGTAGGCCCAGCAGAAATTGTAAACGCAGAAGGTCAATTACTTTATTATGACGCAACAAACCAGCGTTACACAAATACTGGTAATTTAAAAGTAGTTGGTAATAATAATCTAACAGCTACAAATGTTTCCGCAACAACAGTTTCAGCAACTAATATAACAGCGACTGACCTCACTTTCTCAGGAAAAATTAGTTCTCAAAAATATCCAACTTATATTTACACTGCGACTGGAATATCTGTTGCAGCAAACAAATTAATGTTTGATATGTTCAATGGAACTGGTTCTGGAAAAACATTGAAGGTTACTAGACTAGTCGCGTATGTTAGAAATACTACAACTATAACTGGTATTAACCAAGTTTTAGAATGTTATAGAACCTCTTCCGTGGGCACAGGTGGAACTACCATCACAGCAGGCAAGATGGTTACTACTGACCCAGATTTAAATGCAAATATTACTGCAAGAAATACACCAACTAATAACGCAGCTTATTACATTCCGAGTGGCGTGTTAGC